CTCCCACAAGGAGAAGGGTCCACGTCGTGTCATTCGGCGCCTAGTAGAGAATCAGAACACTGTGTACTCTGCCTCAACTAGTCCAGATTCGAAAGGAAGGACCATGCCATACTATCGATCCATCCGGCAGTTGGGTACTATCGCATCAGATGCGAAAAGTACAACTGCTGGCACCTGGTACTACAATCCGGTAACGGTTGTAAGTAAAGGTGATCACGATCTCAGCTATCGTACCGTGCCTCCCAAGGGAGACATGGTCGAAACAGTTGACCGTGATGTGGTCGAGCCATACTCTTGGTTCGTAGACCGCCAACATCTGGCGGAGCGCGCGTTTCGTAAAGATCCGCGTTTCGATCCAAGCCTCCTTCGGGAGGACAAAGGGCACCCTTGGGAAAATCGTGCATGGGAGTTCAAAGGTGGGTTCGGGTTTAACTACCGATCCCAGCTTGGCAACCGCATCACATTCTCCAATTGTGCTCTACAGATCGGCACTAAAGGTATTGTCCCGTCGGCACCGCCGACGGACCTTGCTTCTAGTGCTGCTGTGTGGTATGCTCGTATGGCACCTGGGGTGACTGAGTTCTCACTATCTGCTTTCCTCGGGGAGCTCCATGAGGGGCTCCCGAGATTCATCCCCGACCTTGTGTCGAGGGCGAATTTCGCGAGGTCTGTGGGTAGTGATTACCTCAACATCGAGTTTGGGTGGAAACCCTTGCTCGATGATTTGCGTAAGCTGGCAGAGATACTTACCTCTGCCTCCTATGGTCTTTATCGACCGTTGGGCGCATATCACCGCAAGCGAGGTCTTGATCCTGTGGAAACCTTCACAAGACAAGATCTGACAAACTCTCCGGCTCAGGTCGTTGGCGGGAATTTTCTCCGCGAGCTAAACCTGATTCCGAGCAACGACATCCCCGTTGGGACCACTCTAGTTGATGTACTAGGTGGCCACATCGTAGAACGTTCGAAGCTCACTCGTTGGTACGAGGGAGAGTTCGTGTACATTCCCAAGGCGTCATTCGACCCCAAGAACTTCTTGGATAGAGTTGACACCCTTATGGATCCGAAAATTACACCTTCGGCTCTATGGGAACTTGCACCGTGGTCCTGGTTGACAGATTGGTTCTTCCAAATCGGAGGAGCAATCTCGGCTATGGAAGCCGGCATGTCAAACCGTGTCCTGTCCACGTATTTTTACGCCATGGAGGAATTCCAATCCTCTGTGGAGCTTCTGTCGACTCGTATGAGAATGCGATCAGGCACTGCGCCTGATGGTCTTCCTACATACTATCGACAGAAATCGACGCTTCACGTGAAGCGCCGTATACGTGGCAACCCTTTCGGATTCACCGGAACGTCTTCTTCTCCGCTTAGCGTGGAGCAGTCGGCTATTCTGGGGGCTTTGGGTCTCACAAAGACCCGCTAGCCCAAACACAGTACAACCACCACCCCCCGCCCTCACGGGCAAAAAGGAGAACCAGTGCTCACCGATCCGCAGTCCGTTACCATCGCTGGTACGGCTACACCGCTGCCTCGACTCGAGGAACGTGCAAACACACACGTCTACTCGAACAGGGCGCTTGGCGTTGATCTCTTCGTCAGTCAGACGACTGACAAGAACAACACCCTGCGCTCGTCGATCTCACTCGTCAAGTCCGTTGTCGTGACTGATGCCATCACTGGCCTTCAGTCCCGCATTCGGCCCTCTGTGAACGTCTCGTTCCAGCAGCCCGAGGGTTCCCCGGTTACGACCGTGGAAGATCTCTACGCTGCTCTTACGAACGCTCTTGAGGCCTCGACCAACCTTCTTCTGAAGAAGGTTGCCGGGGGTGAAAAGTGAGCGCAGTTGAAGCTCTCTTTATCGTCGGTATCGTTGTGCTGATCACGATCAGCATCACGGCCTTCGGAATGGTGGCTTCAACGCGGAAGGGTTGATGAGTTACTGGCTGGAAGACAACCTCACCGAAATGAGGGGCCTTGAAAAGCCTGGTAACTCTCCATCTGGCAGTCCTGCACGATGCAGGACTATTTTGCGCCACTGACACGAAGATGGACGGGCTCACGCTCGTCAATCGGGTAGAACACGAAGGTGAATCGTTTTTGACGATCACCCTGCCAGCGTTCGTGAAGCTCCTTGAGACAGGGCTTCATATCGGACGTTGGCCACAACACGGATCATTGTTCAAGATGGTCCGGGGGCTCCCCGCTTTCATGCGAGGTTTCCTCTTGCGTGTGTTCGATGAAGATGGCTACATTAGAGATGACCCAGATGCTAACGCTATCTGGGCTGTGCGACAGTTTGGAAACCTGTCCCAGAAGATTGAGCGCGATTGCTCACCCGCGAGGGTAGAGAAAGCGTTCAAGTCTTTCATCAACACCGATGACGAATTGCGAAAGCATTATGAGAGCGGTTTGCCTCATTCTGCTTTGACTCGTTTCCAACGAGTCACTCTGTCGCTATTCGGAGAGATCTTCAACGAGCTCGAGACCTTGGTCGCGAACTACGAGTTGATCCCTCGACACGGCCCTGGCGCTGTGGCTGAGAAACTTTCTCATCCAGAACGTTGGGAATTCGGGTACTGGACGGAACGACTTCAAGAAGTCTTCCCATCCTGGCGGTATAGTGCGAACTCTACCGCCTCACCCGTCCGTGATCTCATCCCCATGGATCAGGAACTACCTGTGAGGGTAGTTTCTGTTCCGAAAACGCAGAAGACTCCGCGAATCATTGCAATCGAACCCTCCACTATGCAATTTGCACAGCAAGGGCTTAAAAGAGAGGTTTACGAGAAAATTTCTCGTTCTGCTCTCAGCGATGTACTCGGATTCACAGATCAGACACGTAACCAGAAGTTGGCCCTCGACGGGTCGATTACTGGTGAACTTGCAACACTCGACTTGAGTGAGGCATCTGATCGGGTCCATGTCGAATTGGTTTCTCACCTCTTCGCATATTGGCCCCACCTGCGCGACTTCGTTTTGGCAACGAGGTCTAGGAATGCAAAGATCGGCGACTCAGTGATTGAGTTGTCGAAATTTGCGTCCATGGGGTCTGCTCTCACATTCCCTATCGAAGCTATCATCTTTACGGTGATCGCTACGATGGGAGTGGAACAGACGGACAAGCCATCCGTCCGGCAGCTCGCCGGACGTGTCAGCGTCTACGGGGACGACATCATTGTCCCGGTAGATACAGTGGATCGCGTCATTCACCTCTTGAGTCTCTTTGGGTTCAAAGTGAATGAGCACAAGTCTTTCTGGAATGGCAAATTCCGGGAGTCTTGTGGAAAGGAATACTACGCTGGGACTGACGTCTCAGTCGTAAGACTCCGTTCTGAGGTTCCAACCTCACGCGATGATGCAGCCTTGATTAACCGCTTCACAGACTTCAGGAACCGGGCTTACAGAGCCGGTCTTTGGAGAACTGTGAAGGCAGCCGATGTGATCCTTAGCCGGGTCACAAAGGCACCATCATATCACATTGATGGTGCTGAGGCTGTTCCTTCGGGGTTCATCGTCAAGGATACCTTTCTCCCTACCAAGTGGCGTGCTGTCTGGAATGACAGTTACCACCGTTGGGAAGAGCGGTACCCGAAGGCGATACCTACCCGTCAAGCCTACACGGTTGACGGCGAAGGAGGGCTATTGAAGTGGTTCTTCGAGAACCATGACCGTACGGACCAGTACCAGACTGATCCGTATGAAGGCCAAGAACGTGCCCATACGTTCCGCATCAAATGGGTAAAGGCAGAGACGCCGCCAAAGCGTCTCTGGAGCTAACTTTTAGCTCTGCGGGCGGTCCTGTGATGGGACCGGCTTGGGGATGCGCAGCAATCGGC